AACACAAAATTCTTAACTGAAGACTATGATAGAAAGAGGTTTCCGTCCCTTGGGGGCTAGAATTTAGTTATGGCTAATATACCACATCCGATACTCCTTTCATCTGGGGAAATCCTTAGTTACGCATATCAATTATACTACCCCAATGGCAGACTCCTTTTTAACCCTTTTGGGGGGAACCGAAACAACCCCTTTAGGTTTTTCCCAGATTTCGAGTTTACTGCTGAAGGATTAGACCCCAACACTGAATACCGTGTCCATCTCCAAAGGATATCCGTTAAAAAGTGGGGGGAGACCAATTCAAATTACCCGAATGATTTCACTGATTACACCTCAAACAATTTAGATGGAAATTCTCTCTACACCTGGAGTGGATTTTTCTCTGATGGAAGTGGGAAATTAAGCGGGAGAACAATTTTTTCGGGGTCTTCACCTACTGATTATGATGTTAATTCGATGATGAGGAGGAGTGATAGGCTTTCTCAGACTAGTCCATCGTCGGAAATATACAACTGGGTGGATTCAACGCTATCTACTGACCCGAACGAGCTGATGAAGGGGGAAACTGACGCTACAGGCTCTCCATTTTCTATTGTTACACCCTATGGAGAGAAGCTGGTTTATGGGATAAACAGAAAGGTCACTTATCAAGTCTCATTAAAAAAGCTCAACAATTCTACTGTCTCTACGATCTACCTAGAAGCGACATACCGACTTCTGACCGATACTGAGCAAGCTGGCTATGCCTCAATAATGCCGAACGGAACCATTGTCATTCCATTAGACTTTAGCGGCAACCCCAACCAAAAGTGGACTCCAAACCCTTGTTTGTTTGATGAAGGGAATACGGAATACAAAAATGAAATCAGAGAAAGGTTCGGAACAAGTCCAGCCGATAAAAGTCAGCATTTAGAGGCAATCAGGATTTCTCACCCGAATATCGCAACGGATCATTGGCTTGTTAATGATAGGAAGCCTTGGGACTTCACTTTGGAAAGTGGAGCTGTTCAGACGTTCCTCCCATACGGATTTGCTCTAGTCCCCCCAAAAACAGATGGGGGTGGAGTTTCTGATATGAGTATTGCAGTTGATAACACAGACAGGTTTTTATTTGAATTTCTGGAGGAAGCAAAACAGTTTGATTCTCCTTTGAGCATTGAATACCATCTCTATTTACCCGAAGACCCGACTTCCCCTCAACTTACACCACCTTTAGAGATGAGCCTTACGGATGTGACAATCAATACTCATCAAGTTGCAGGGAGAGCTAGATTTATTGACTTACTGAACACAAAATTCTTAACTGAAGACTATGATAGAAAGAGGTTTCCGTCCCTTGGGGGTTAAGGTTCATTGGTCAATCAAATACATTGGTATTCCTTGGGTAGCCTTTTGAGGGCTTCGATTGCTGGGGTCTTGTGAGACAAGTTTACCTCGACGAGTTATCTATAAAACTGCCAGAGTATCCAATTGACCCTAAGAAGCTAGTCAGTGTTTCTAAAGCTATGATTATTGGTTTATCTGACTGGGTTGAGATTGAAAAGCCAGAGGATAATTGTCTTGTTGTGATGTCAAAGACTTCATCACCATCGCATGTTGGTGTTTACATTCTCGGCTCTGGTGGTTTAGTATTGCACTCAGTTGATGGTGGTTCTTCCGTGGTTGATTTCATGATGGACATAAACCAACAATTCAAACTGGTGAAATTTTATAGACATGGTTCAGTATGCAATAACACAAAACCCATTTAATGCAGCAGAAAAGACGGATCGTTTTTATGATGCAACGCACTTGTCTATAGGCCAGTGGATTTCTCAGAATTGGGATAAGATCGAACATCTAAGCGGCAACCTAGATTGCATTTATAGGGGGAGGAAAGTGCCAGTTGATTCTTTATTTACGACCATCCCAGAAGAAGACGATCTAGTTATCATAACCCCTAGAGTTTCTGGTGTTATTGGTTGGGTTATTGTCGCTGTTGCCGTTGCTGTTGCGACATACCTTGCTTTCTCTTTGCTCAAACCCCCAGAGGTAGGGTTTGATTCTTCCGATCCAGTTTATTCGATTCAAGGGAAGAGCAACCAAAACAAACTAGGTTCACCGATTGAGAGGTGTTACGGAAAGGTTCGAATGTATCCTGCATATGCAGCAACTCCATATAACCTAATCCAAAACAACGACCAGTATCAGTTTCAATTATTTTGTTTAGGGCATGGAACTATTGATAAAAGCACATGTTCGGTGTTTGTGGAAGATACGGACATCCTAAACTTGGAAGAGGTTACTTACGAAATTTACAACCCTGGTGAACCAGTCACTCTATTCGCGGATAACGTGAATACTGTTATTGAGGTTCAAAACATAGAACTCGAAGAAATCGAATTATCTGGGGGTGCTTGGACAGTGCCATTTGCTTTGTGTGGAGCAGGAGAGGTCATTTACTACGTGGAATACGACATCGCCCTCCCCCAAGGGCTTTACCGAGTCCATGAAGAGGACGGCAACTTCCCCAATGACATTCACTTGCAGTCCCAAATCAGACAGATCGATGATTTCGGAAACCCTATCGGGGGGTGGATCACTCTACAAGATCAGATTTATACCTTAAATGACACAAACCCAATCCGATTCTCCCTTGGTTATCCAGTAGCCCAAGCTAGATACGAGATCCAACTCCGTAGAATTGACTCAAAGTTTCAAGGGGAAACTTCATCGAAGTATATCAACCAAACATTTTGGGCACAAGCTAGAGGGTTTCGACCTTCAACTCAGAACTATGGAGATGTTTCTCTCTTGGCAGTAAGAGCGAAAGCCACGAACAACTTCAACGACCAATCATCCAGAAAAATCAATATTATCGGGACTTGGAAAACTGAGGTTTATGATGGGAATAGTTGGTCTCTTCAGACTAATAGATCTATCGTTTGGGCTTTCGTTGACATTTTCAAGGCTACATACGGAGCTGGAGTTGCAGACAAGTACCTTAACCTCTGTGAGTTGATGAACCTTGATGTCCAATTTTACGATGAAGGTAAGACTTTTGATTGGATCTTTGACCGTAGAACCACTACTTGGGAAGCTGCAAAGACAGTTGCTAGAGTTGGTCGTGCAGTGCCAATCCCCCAAGGGATCATGGCCAGTATGAAGGTTGATGAGCCTCAAGCCACAATTAACCAAATGTTCACCCCACGAAATATCGTGAAGGGGACTTTACAGAGACAGATCTCACTTGCTAAGCCTGAGAGTCATGACGGTCTACTCATTGAATATACCGACCCAGTGAGCTTTTTACCTGAGCAGGTCGAAGTTCTCTTAGGGGCTGACGTTGGTAGAAAACCAACAAAATTAGTTCTTGCAGGGTCAACAAACCGAGATTTGGCGTACCAAGAGGGTTTATACATCCGTTCAACCGAACTAAAACAGCGAGAAAACGTAAGTTTTGAGACTGGGCTTGAGGGAAGAACCATTAAATATGGAGACCTCATCGGAGTACAACACGACAACCTATTCTGGGGGCAATCTGGTTACGTCAAAGAAATCAACGGTGATGAGATTACACTCTCCAAAGATTTGACCTTTGGGGCTGGCATCCATAGAATTATCTTAAAAGATCGATATGGCGGGGGGCAAATATTTGAGGTTACTGCTGGGAGTCAGCCAAACATTGTTGTGACGACCTCCCCCTTGGTGAACGACTACCCTTCTGGGGAATTTGTTGAGTCTCAAACGTATTCCTTCGGTGAGCTTGAGATGGAGCTTCGGCTCTGGAAAGTTGTTCAAGTCCAGCCTATGGGTGGTGAGAAAGTTAAAATCACTGGGGTTAATTACGAAGAGGAAATCTATCAGTATGATGGGACTCCAGCACCCCCTATTGATAAAGGGTCACTTCCAATACCAATCCCTAATGCACCAACGGTTGAGAACCTGTTCGCATATACGAGCAAGACAAACATCACGATAGCAAGTGCTGTTTGGCAACCTGCTCTTGGAGCCAACAGCTACATTTTCCAAAAATCGCTGGACGGTGTAAACTGGGAACCAGAAATCGCACTTGAAGGAACAACTTACACCTTTGCAACTCCATCAAACACACAAACATGGATTCGTGTTCTTGGTGTGGGTGCTTCTAGAGGTGCATTTGCAAACTGGAATGGTGTCTTGGGGGTGGTTACTATCTCACCATCGAACCCTAAGAACTTCAGACTTCTAAATGCCTTCAACAAAGGACAAGTCGAGACTATTTGGGATGCATCTTCTTTAGCTGAAACGTACCAAGTAACAACTTACGCTTTGCCAGCAGATGTTCAAGTTTTCCAAGATGAGGTTGAGCAAACAAACTATTCATTCACTTCTTTTGATGTAGAGGACATTCTCCCCCCAGTAAGGGATTATCGATTAGAGTTGCTTGCTAAGAATAACATTGGTCTTTCCGAAACCGCGAAGACGTTGATCATCCATAATGATCCACCACCAATACCCTCAAACATTAGTCTCTCCAAGGTCAACGAGACAGCATCGAATATCACTTTGATGGTCACTTGGGACGATGTTACAGACCTTGATTTCAAGACTTATCGAGTGTGGGCTAGCGATACATCTGGTTTTACCCCAGATGAGACGACACTTGTTTACTCCGCTGTCTCTAGCCAATTCACGACAATTCTAGATAAGGTAAGTGGGAACCTCCCAGACTACTATTTCAGAGTTGCGGCTTTAGATGTTTGGGGTGATGATGACGCAAACATCTCACCTGAGTTTAGCCTCGCATCCTTCGGGACAGTCTTCGAAGTCAATGCAACGGGAGACACATTCAAGGTGAATGAAGACCCATCAGAGTTTCACGTATAGAGAATCAAATTATGCCAGATCCAATCAGACAAGACCAATTCCCAGAGCAACTAGTTCCAGTTGATATGGACGACTTTAAGACAAACTTCCAATTTGGGGGCGCTGGAAACCAGACACAAATTGCAGGTTCACTAATGCCTTTCCAACCAAGATCGAACAGGGCTTCGTGGGAGTTTGACACTTCAACAGCGGATTCTGACCCTGGATCTGGAAACCTAAGATTCAACAATACGACCCAAGGATCAACCACTTTCGTTTATATATCAAACACTGACAAAAGTGGCATCGATTGGGGGGCTATTTTGCTGGCCACCCCCGTTGGTCACGTTTTCTCTGTAGAAGAGAGCGGTAATAGGTATCAGAACTTTCAGACCACTGGGGCTGCAATTGATGGGACAAACTACGCGAAGATCCCAGTCTCTGTTGTTGGTGGTGGATCAAATATCAGAAATGGAGCCACTGTTTCGGTTTATGGGGTTGAGACAGCAGCATCATCTAAAAGTGTGATGTTTAAGACCGTCACGAGCAACCATACAGTAGACACCCCAATGACATTCGTAGATCCTTCTAGTGGAGATGTTACAGTTACATTGGCTGACGGTGCTGAGTGGACGGGGATAGCTCAAACTGTTCAACGAGTCGCTAATGGAGGCAACACAGTGTCGATACAGTCAACTGGTGGCATGATCAACGGATACAACACATCATTCGTCTTTGGCAATATGAACGATGTAGCTACATTTTTCTATGACGGATCTGACTATTTCGTGACTAGCAGACTATCGAATGCAATTGCTGCAATCACACTATCTGCTCAGACTACAGCAAACATCACGACAAGCTTCACTAAACTCGATATATTCGACATTGATAGTTATTCCACCCCTGGTCGTTTAGTTGGAGATGCTGCAAACGCTGAAATTGATATTCTCACCCACCCTGGGGGCGGTGCTGAGGAAGGTTATCGGGTGGACTTCACAATAACCTTTGAAGCTGGGAATGGCGATATTGTAGACGCTCAGGTTTTTATTGGTGGCGTAGCCGTCCCTTCAACGTTGACAACTTCAAATGGTCTCGGTTCTGGAAGGCCAACTTCTATTGGAATTAACCTTCCAGTTGGCATTTCATCAATCAGTGAGATTGACGTGCGTTTAAAGGCGAACGCTACACTAAACAACACGACAATCTATAACGCTGCATTAGTCGTCACTAGGATTGCTGGTTAACCACATATAAGTATCTATCAGAGTTGGTATTGGAGTTAACCAGTCTGGAAGTTCCTCTGGAACATTTTCACAATCGAGTAGCCAAATCTCAAGAACTGAGATCTGGTGAATTGTTGCTTTCCAAGTAATCCCCAGTTCACGAACTGACGACTCTGCTATCTCACCTTTATAATTGTCTTCATCGTAGATGGATAACTCTATCTTTAGGTTCTTCATGGTGTCGGTTAGCTTCCCAAAAGGAATTTAATAGCCATAATCTCTGGTTCACTGATTATTGATGACATTTGAAAAAGTTCAGTGATTATGACTATGGCTGATACCAATAAAAATGTCCCTCCTATGACTGTAGGGATCTCCTTTATATTGTTTAACCCATAATCAAATGCAATCACTGCTATTGCAACTATGATCGACCATATACCGATGCTCACACAACACTGAAACTTCATTAGTTCGATTGTTTGCTCCAACCACCCTTCTGGGAGCTGTTCTATTATTTTATTTTTGTTCATAGCTCTTCCTCTGTTATTTCAAAAGCCTCCATTAATGCTAGGATATAACCGTATTCCATCCCAAGAGAGAACTTTTCATCTCTCCAATTACCAATAGCTAGTGACCCTTTCATTGAATCTGGGAAGCTATCTTTGTTGATTCCAATCCCAGACTGGATAAACCTAATTTCATTGATTGCCTTTCGTTTTTTCAATTCTGTTGCGCTCATATAATCAACTTTGAGGTTCACAACCCCTAATTTTTGTATATCTTTTAAAATCTCAGAGGCTGATGGCTCTGATTCTATTTTTGGTTTTTTCATTTTTATTTTCTTTTTAGTTAAATTCGAAAAAGTCCTCTATCCTAGCCGATAACCTATTCCAAAAACCCTCACATTTCATGTTCCCTTTAAAAATCGCTCTTGCACGACTCTTCGACCCTGCTTCCTTGCAGAAGAATGAATTATCGACCGACCGAGCATATTTCCCATCATACACCCAGACATTGTGGTTTGTTGGGCAATAAATGATGAAACAAGCGTCTCCTACAGCGCAATATTCAGTAAGGAACTTGGCCTGCCCCCTTTCAAATAATGTTCCACGCGCATGAATAGGGTTTGTTCCACGGAGGACTTTTGCTTCACATAGGAAAGAGCCACACCTGTCATAATGGGGGGTCATTAGAAGATCTGGGAAGCTATTGCCAACCCCCTCAAGGGAGTCGACTCGGATTTCGACCAACTTCTCTTTCAGTTTTTTGGTGAATTGTTTTTCTGTCATATTGTTAGTAGAATAAAATGATTACGGTCGCCGCTGCGATAGATAAGAACGTCCAGATGCAGGATACTGTGATCGAAGCAAGAACAACATCGGCTTGAAAGCTCTGAAATTCTTCGTCTGTGATCTTCTTCTCTAGGTTTGATTTTTGAGCACCTTTAAGGATCATCTTAAAAAGCACATAAATCACAACGTTGCCGAGTATTATTGGTAGAGTACAGAGTAGTGTCATATTATTCTTCTAAGAAAAAGTTATCTGGGTCTCTAAGGATCTCATTTGAGATCTTCTTTTTGTTTTTCAATGAATAGATGATCTTGTGATCTTGCGTGTTCATTGCTACCATATCCCATATTTTTAATTGGTGGGCAAGCCCTTTTCTGTGAGCACGCTTCTCAGCCTCTTCACGAAAACGCAAACTGGGGTCGTTGCTGTAGAATATAACATGCTTAGCCTCAGTGAGTGTGTGGCCAATACCAAGGACTCTAATCTGACCAATAATGAATCTAGTTTTTTTGGTAGATTTAAACTTCTTTTTGTTAGTTTCCCTGTCCTCTTGGTTAATATCACCGTGATAACTCACAGCAGAATCACCTAACATTTCTTGGATCGCTAATAGATCGGCCTTGAATCTTGCATAGATAATGCACTTACCTTCGATATTTGAGAGGAGAGATTTTAGGGCTGAGAGGCGACTAGACATCTTACCTTCGTTGATTGGTTTTACCGACCCATCCTCAGTTGGCCACCACCCCGAAGAGATTTGTTGAAGCCTCATGTTTTTGACGAGAGCCATGTTTTGCTCCATAAACTCACTCTTAGGGGGTTTTCCTGTTCCACCACAAGTTTCACATGAATATTCACCCTCAACACCAGAACCTTCACACGGTTCACAGATTTCCTTATCGAAATAGGCAATCGACTTTGATTTTAACTCATCAAATATTCTACGTTCCCCGCTGTTGAGTTCGAATGGGAACCTCATATAAGACCTCTCTGGAAGGTCGAGACAGTCATCGGCCAAGATTCGGAACGAATGACCGTCAATCTTTGAATAAAGGTGATCAAGGTTTTGAAAACCGACGACATTATTGAAGAACCCAATTTTGCAATATTGAGATTTGAAAACTGTCATCGTATCAATGCCAATGATATTCGGATCTAGGAACTTGAACTGGCTGTAAAGCTCAAGAGCACCTTCGGCAGATGGATTACCATCAAGGATTCTTCGGTATTTAGCCATCTCTCTCAGTTTAAGGATGAACTTAGTCCTCTTGGCTTGGGGGTTTTTGATGCAAGCAGATTGGTCGATGACGAGCATACATCGGTTGTTCTTGAGGCAACGGGTGATCATCTTACGGGCAGCATCAGAAGTGAACGCTTCAGCATTGAAAGTGAACACCTTTAGCTTGTCATCAGTTGACAAAACCTTCTCATACTTTGCCTTTTCTCTCTTGGTGCTGTGCTTTGATGACCAATAACACGCCTCATATGGGACGGCTAAATCCTCTGGAAGTTCATAATTCACCCAGTTCATTTGGAGGCCGTTGGGGAAAACAATCACAATCAACATATCGATCTCCCCCTTGCCGTAGAGGTATCCAGCATTGTCCAGGGTAATCTTTGTTTTCCCTGTTCCTTGTTCAGCGAAAACAGCAAAAGACTCTTTATCTCTAGAAATTACAAAGGCTCTCTGCTGATGATCCATCGGGGGGCGTTTGTATTCATACCCACTATCATCATGGAAAGTTTCCTCATCAGACTCTTTCATCTGCTTTGTTTGATCAGCAGCAATCATTGCATCCATGACCTTTAGACGTTCTTCGTTTGCCTCTTCCGTCCATTCGGAGTTAGGCCAGCACTTCATCAAATGCTCGATATTAACTCCGTTGATTCGAACGAGCATTGTCCTTGGGACTTTACTGCACCACTTCTTGAATCCTGGGAATAAGGTCAAATTGTTAAAATCACCACCGAAGTCGTTCGATTTTAACCGTAGCGTTGTTTTATTTAATCTCTCTACCTGCATCTAATTCTGATTGTAAAAATTTAATTCTATCTAATTCTTTTTTGCCGAACTTACGGCCATATTTTTCCTCAAGTCTATGAGGGTTTCGTTGGTAAAACAAAAGGTGATCCAATTCAGTGTTCACCTTACGAGACCAAGGTACGTTCAATATTTCGTCCATGTGGTACTTCACATACCTCAGCGCGGTGCTTGTCATAATGAAGCTATTGTTTAGGTTTCGGGACTCCCCCTTAGAGATGGGGGCGAAGAATCCATGTTTCATAAGGTTACATACGTTTGCTAAGAATGTCTTTCGATACATACCAGAGTATCTATCATTGAATGCGTGATAGAGTGTCATCTTATCCGTTGGTTCACTGTCGGCTCCAATCTGTTGAGCCACCCAAAGGATTTTCCTTTCAACCTTACGGACGATGAGCCATTGAAATAGGTGCTTGTCCCGGTCTTCAAAGAACTCGTCATAACGGCCAGGTATCTTACGGATGAATCCTTGCCACATTGTGTTTGACCTCTTCATATGATTCATCATCTTGCGAAGTATTTGGTCTACTGTCTCTGGTGTAGGTTTTGGTTTCAGCTCTTTGTAGTCCATGATAGCCAAAACCTCTACCTTCTGCTCATACGTCAACTCTCTTAACTTTAGATACATACTTTTTGTGATTTGTTATTTTAACAGCCTTCTCTATCGTGAGGCTTCGGAATTCATCATTCATCACCCCTTTGAAAATATAGTAGTCACTAGGTTTTGAGTTTATGATTGTGAGACCAAGGGTCTTGTAGAGGTCACTAAACAAAATCCCTTTTAGCTTCCCAGTATCATCACCTAGTTCAACTTGCATGAATCGGGTTTCATCTTTCTCAATCCTCTTACCTCTCTTAGTAATCAATTGAGATTCATTCAAATCTCTTTTGATGAAAGATTCAACTCTAGCTATGATAACGATCCCCCCTGAATAGCTTGGGGGGATGTCTGTGACCTCATAGAGTTTCGAGTTGATGTTGTAGCCCTTTGGATCATCAAAAATATGCTGCCATTTGTCGTGGCAATCAAAAATATTCGACCAAGGTGTTTCACCAGAATCCAATCTTTTCTTCTGTAATTTTGTGAACTCACGACCTGAATTTCTACGCTCTACCATAGCAAGACCAGACTTATCCCCGACACCTTTTAAACCTTTGAAGCCTCCGACTAGGATGCCATCCTTGATCGACCAAGTGACCTCTGACCTCTCTGGGCAGACATTCACGAAATCAACACCTTCACGAACAACATCCCTCAAAAGAGATACTGATTGATCATCGTTCTTCGGGTGTCTTAGTGTGGCACAAGCAAACTCTAGAGGGAAGTGAGCTTTGAGAACCATACACCAGTAAGACATGATGGCATAGGCAACAGCATGAGAACGGTTGAAAGCATATCCCCCCATAGTCACCATTTGCTGCCAGAGGATCGTCGTCTCTAACGAATCTAGGCCATTTGAGAGAGCACCTTTCTCAAATTCCTCTCGGAAACCTTCCATTGCTTCGGAACCCATAGATTTCGAGATTGCCTTTCTTAGAGCCGAAACTCTCTCCCATGATAGACCACCAATTTCTCTGGCCACCCACATCACCTGCTCTTGGTAAACTAAAACCCCAAAGGTGTTCGAAGTGAATTTCTCCATTTTTGGGTGGAAATACTCAACCTCTTGGGGGTTGTTGTGGTATTTTAGGAAGGTATTAGCTCCCCCAGAGGCCAATGCCCCTGGACGGCATAAAGCAGTCAAAGAAGAAACATCTTCAATTGAACGAACCGTCATTTGACGACAGACATTTTTCAAGGCATCCCCCTCGAACTGGAATATTCCCGCAAAGTTCCCATCATTGAGAACTTCGAATGCCTTTTGGTCATCAATATCCCAAGACTCTAACTCTTCTCTTGTCATCCCAACCATATCTAAACATTCTTCAATGACAGTCAACGTTCTGAGACCAAGAATATCAATCTTCAAAAGGTTTAGATCCTCTGCATCACGTTTATCAATCATAACACAACCGCTAGAGTGGTCGTGAGAGCAGTATCGATTGATCGGGTCATTCGTCACAAGGACACCAGCAGCATGAACACCAGACTGTCGAACGTGACCTTCTAATTCACATGCGATTGTCATCTCTGGGTACTCTTCTTGTAACCTTTGACCCTCAACTGTCTGATTAAGTGCGTGTGAAATGGCATTCTTCTGGTCTTCATCTACGGCATCTTTGAATGATTCTATCGCCCATCGTGGGATACCAAGCTCTCTTGCCGAATCAATGATTGCGGATTTAGGCCTCAAGAAATTCACAGTTCCAAGAGTGGCCACACAATCATGGCCATATTTCTCTTCCATGTATTCGATGACCGATGGTCTCGCGTGGTCGGGGAAATCAATATCGATGTCAGGGTAATCATTGCGGTTGATGTCGATGAAACGTTCAAACAACAGGTCATACTTAACAGGATCAACATCAGTGATGTTCATTAGGTAACAAACGAGAGATCCCCCAGCAGAACCACGACCCACCCCCACGAGCATTCTTTCTTTTGCCCATGAAACTAGATCTCCCACAACATAGAAATAATCCTCGAACCCTTTCTCTCTGATCAGTGATAGCTCTCTATCAAGACGAGCTTTGTATACTTCCGATTTGAGATCCACGTTCTTCTTTTCTGCCCCTTCATAGCACAACTCTAAGAGAGTCTTCTTAATCTCTGGTTTGACCATCTCAGCCTTTGGCAAAGAGACATTACAAAATTCTGCTATTTCGTCAGCTTTCTTGGAGCCAGAATCAATGTCGGCTCTGTCAATGAAGGGGGGCATGAGGTAAGTGTCTTGAACGATCCCTTGGAACCAAGTCTGATCGCTACGAGTTCTACTGCCAGCGAGCACTTCATAAGCCCCCTTGTCTTCGTGTGTCGGGTAAAAGTTTTGGGAGACTGTGACAAAGGGTATCCCCAGATCTTTTGCCTGTTTATATTTATTTTGGAGAGTGGCAGGGGACAACTCAAAAAATCCGTTTTTGCGGGAGGTGGACAGTTCATTTAGGTTGGGGGTTATCCCATACAAGATAACTATTTCTTCCGAGATTTGTCGAACTGTTTGATAGTCAATCCTTGGGATGTAGAATTTTTTCTCCGTGGCGAGTGAGACAAGTTTATAGAGTTCCTCCAACCCCATATTTGAGGTTGCAATGAATCGCATATAACAGTGCTCCCCTGCATTCCTTCCTTCTCGCTTTTCCATGTCTGGGACGACTGCGAGTTCAACCCCGAAAAGGGCTTTTTTGCCATTCGCCCGACAAAGCTTATCGAATCTAACATGGCCGTAAGTAGATTCACGGTCACAGAGACCGATAGACTTTGCTTTTGTTTCCGAGACGATCTTATCAAGTTTGCCATATGCTTTCCTCAGTGAAAATTCTGATCTAAGTGCTAGTTGAGTGTTCATTATATTTCTAGTTAGGTGTTAAAGGCCACCTGAGCCTTGAATAAAAAGACCCTACCAGAATAGTAAGGTCTGTAAAGGATTATTTGTTAGGGCTATTTCTTTAACGATTTAAAAACCAAAAAATATGAGTGGAATACTCTCGCATGTCGTTGCTTCCCTTTCTGCGGAGATGGCATCCTGCTCTTTGCTGGCAAAACAAATAGGTCTAGCAATCTAAATCCATTTTCCTCAGCAATGTTAATTGTTTTTTGGTGGGTGCAATGGATTTTATGGTTGTGGATGATGTCTTGGCATTTAACTACAAGAACCCCTTTCTTTTTGAGAACCCGATACGCTTCCTCGATTGTCTTTGTGTAATGTTCAATCAATTCGTCATACCTCCAGTAACCCCCGAACCTTGCGGTCATTGCAACCTTGCCATCTTTGTGGCTACGACCTTGTTTAACATACGTCATGAAAGGGGGGTCAAATATTAGGCTGTTGAAAGAGTTGTCGTCAAATGTCAAGGCTCCACTATCTTGTTTTTCGACGTGATCCTTTAGAGGCTGTATGTCACAGCAAAATAATGGCTCTTCCATTTTCTTCCAAAAAGAACCATTCCCATAAGTTAGATCGCAATCGAAGAATGGATGTTCTAAGTGTAGATCAGCAATCCATTGTAATATTTCATGCTGATCATACGACACCGAAGGTATAACACTCACAAAACCCTCCCCTCATCTTTCATCTTTTTAAATATCTCAACCAAAGCTTCGACATCATTGATGGCTCTGTGAGCACCATCAAACTTCTCCCCGAAATAGTGCTCATACAAATCCTCTTGCTTCATCCTCTTCCCTTTAATATCCATCGTTTTCTCTACGGTGCATACCCAATGTGGCGGCCAAGGGAAATTGAAACTCTTCTCCATCCTTTCCAGCTCATACCTGAGAACGCTAGTGTCAAAGGTGATGTTATGAGCAACTAAAGTCCACTCACCAAAAATAAAATCAACCAACGAAGGATAAAACTGGGGGAATGTCGGTGCATCCTTCAACATCTCGTCTGTGATCTTTGTGATCCGAGTTATTTTAGGATCTAGCTTCTCCCCTGGGTTGATGAATGTGTGGAGGCGACCAATTTCCTCAAGAGACTCCTCATCAAGCTTAATCATAGCAATCTCTGTGATCTTCGGTTGTTTCGATAGGCTAGCTGGAGATGCTTCTAAAAGTTTTGTTGTTTCTACGTCAAAAATAATCATTTTCTTTTATATTTTATAAGGATTACCAAGAATATTGTTAGGTTTAGTGTAAAAATTACCCCCACGGTTGTGAGGGTAATGTCTAGTGGATTACTCATCTTCTATAGAACTGAGGGTCT